CCTTCGTCGGAAGGCAGATCACGACGCGGTCCTCGCGTCGAAGTCGTCGCACGCGGCGGCGAAGGCGTTCGATCCCCGGCGCCCGTGCGATCGAGCGTAATTGTCGCGCAATATTTCGACGGCGCGACCGCGCGGCTCGGCGCCGTTGCGGATCGAGTCGGCGATCGAGGCGGTCCACGGGCTCGATCCGAGCAGGGGCAGCATGAAGCCCCAGCGGGCGATCGTCGCTTGCGCGGCGGCAAGGCGCTCGGCCCGGGCGGCTTCCTCGCGGGCGGCGCGCTCGGCGGCTTCGCGGGCAAGGCGCTCGGCGTTGGCGTCGAGCCACGCGGCGCGGCGGGCTTCGCGCTTGGCGTCGGCGATTTCGCGGCGCTTCTGGCGCTCGATCTTGAGGCGCTCCTGATCGGCGCGCTTGGCGAGCGCGGGATCAACGGCGCGAATCTTCATGATGCAATCGCAACCGACGCTCGACTTCTGGCCGTCGGCGGAAATCACGAGGTAATTGTTCATGATCCCCTGCCCGCAATGGGCGCACGTCCCGCAATGAAACGGCGGCACTTGCCGCATCGCGTTCTCATAGGCGGCGGGATTCGCTTCGGGGCTCGGGATCGTGAAGACGCCGACGAACCGGAACGGGGCGAACCCCATTCCGGCGGCGGTGAAAGGATGAAGGGCGGGCGCGGTCAATGTTTTGTCCCTAGCGGTTGCTTCGATCGACGCGGAACGTCGAACACGTTCGATCCTCTAGGCCAACATTTCCCTTCCAGCAAGCGGAAAATGATGAATCCGTCCTAAACAACAAAGGCTTAGGCTATGGCGACGGCTTCGGCGGCGCTGTTCGCGTCCCTCGAGGCGGACTTCGGCGCGGCGACTCTATGGGGGTGGACTCGGGAATGGCTCGACCTCGTCGCGGTTTGGGACGAGATCGAGGCGGTCGATCTTGAGACGTTTTTGATTGAGCGGGCGGGCTACGCGGCGGAGGATCGCGATCGGCCCGACGGGCGGTAAATAACCGTCTTGCGAGTGACATTAAAATCCGGCAATGTTCGCGGCGAAGTCCGCTCCGTTTCGGGAGCGGCTCGTCCGAGAAGGGGAATTCCGGCAAATGAAAACTGCTCTTCTGGCCGCGGCCGCGCTTGCGCTCGCCTTCGCGGCCCCCGCTCACGCTCAAAATACCGCGATCACCATCTGGAATACCGCGAATCCCGGCGGGGCCGAAACCGACACCGCAACCAATATCGCTACCGTCGGCCCGGCAAATTTATCGGGCGTGACGGTCGAGACTTCGATCGGCACTCGGGTCACTTCGTCGTTCAACGAGATCAACGGCGCCCAGATCCTGCTGACTAACACTACCGGCTCAAGCCAGACGATCGAGATCGCAGTCGGAGCTATCAACTACCTCGGCGTCGATGACCGCTATCACCAGAGCGCAACTATCAACTTGCAGCAAGGGACCGCGGACCTCGCGGGCTCTTTCTTCGTCGATGCGCTGGACCGATTCGGCGGCACGTCGGTTTCGAATGCGTCCTTCGGAGTCAACAATTTCAGCTTCGACTCGATGACGCTGGACGGCCCGTTCGCCTTCAGCAAGAACAACCTCGCCATCGGGCCGCTCTCCGGTCCGCTCTATTCGATGGGCGAGACGCTCAAGCTCACCTTGAGCGCCGGTGCGGTGGTCGGAGTGCAGGGCATTTCGATGACCGCAGCCCCGGTTCCTGAGCCGCGCACTTGGATCATGGCGCTACTCGGCTTCGGGCTGCTCGGCATAATCGGCGCGCGTAAGGCGCGCGAAGGTCGCTTCGCCCTCTAGGGCGATTAGGTCCCTGCCGCGTCGCCGCCAATCGATCGGCTTTCGCCCCCAATTGGCTGATCGATGGCGCGGCAGGGACCAGTTGGGGCTCGGGGAAGGATTTCGAACACATGAAGCGATTACTCTTGGCGGCCGCGCTGCTCGCTTGTTCGTCGAGCTATGCGCTGGCGCAAACCGCCTGCAACGTCATCGCCGGCGAGACGATATGCGATCCGACTTCGTTTCACGTCTCGTCGCCTCTGGCGACGGGAAGCGATCCGGTGCTCTTGAATCAGTCGAACACGTTCACGATCACCGAAGTCGGCAACCACACCATCGACGAGCCTTTGCGGGTCTATTTCATTGAACCGCTAGGCTCGCCGCTGCCGACGATCAGCGAAGTCACCGGCGTCGGCGCTGGCGGCGTTCCGTTCGACATTAAGACCGGACTGACGGTCGCGACGGCGCTCGCGTTCAATCCCGTCGACAACTTGTTCGACGGGCCCGACGTGACGATCGCTTCGGGGCAGGACTTCGGCAAGCAAGTCGGGCTCGGCGACGCAAGCGTGAGTTACGCAAACTTCAAGCTCGCCTACGGCGCAGTCCCGCCGCCGCTCGGGCCGCTCACGGTTCCGACGACTTTTCAAGTCGACGACGTGACGATTCCCGTCGGCTTCGATAGCGACGCGGACTTCGCGCGGTTCATCGGCAACTTTGGACTCGGAACGATCATCGCGCCGCTGGCGATCGACATTGATCTGATCCACAACAAGGTCACGGCCTTCGACACGTCATGGACTAACGCGGGATTCGTGAACACGACGGCCGCGGGTCCGGTTCCAGAGATCCCGACTTGGGCCATGCTCCTTATCGGCTTCGCGGGGCTCGGCGCTGGCGCGGCGGCGCGGCGTGCGCTCCGGCGGTTCGCTTTCTGATCGGCTTTGGCGCTGGCTTTACACCGCGCCAGCGCCGCATCCCTTGTGGAGTTGGATTCCGTGGCGCGAACGCTGGCGCGCGGCGGAGATCATTTGGATCGGGATCGGTTGCGGCGCGGCGCAACTGACGATCAAGCATCTAGGCGGCGATCGGCTCGTCGTCTATCTCGGCGATTGGTACGTGTTCCCGCTCGTCGTCCTCCAATATGTTTTTTGGCTGCTCGGCTGGCTTTTGGTCACGGCCGGGATCGTGCTCGCGGGGCTCTCGACATGAGCGAAACATTCGAAGATCGGGTCGTCGCGCTCGAAACTGCGATGCAAGGGCTTTTGCCGTACGGGATCAACTGGCAAGCCGCCTCGACGTACACCCTGCAGCCGAGCGACAACAACAAGACGCTTTACTTCACGAGCGCGCTTGCGGTCGCCCTGACCGTCCCTACCGGCCTCGGCGGCGGCTTCCAATGCGGGATCATTCAGGGCGGCGTCGGGCAAGTCACGCCGACGGTCGCGGGCACGGCGATCCACAACCGGCAGGGCTTCACGAAGACGGCGGGGCAATGGGGCTATATCAGCCTGATCGCGGTCCAGCCTGATTTCTTTGTCATGGTCGGCGACGCGGCGTGAGCCGAAAAGTCGCGACGGCGTCGTCGGGCACGACGGCGAAATGGACGCAAGAAACGATCGATCTCAACGCGCACGTCTTTTCGGCCGTCGTCATGAGCGTCGACGGCTCGACGATCTTCGTCGCGGACAAGAGCCAGAACGGCGGCCCGGGCGGCTATATCTGGCGATCGACGACACGCGGGCAATGGACCGCGCTCACGGCGGCGGGCTCGCGGGCATGGTCGAGCCTCTCGTTCGCCGGAACGACTCTGATCGCGGGCTATGCGGGCGCGGGCGCGGCGGGCACGGCCGGCGTCTTCATGTCCTACGACAACGGGGCGACGTTTAGCCCCGCGTCGATCTCTTACGACCCGACGAGCGGCTTCGAGGGCGGCGTCGCGGTCCGGTCGAGCGCGAACGGCAATTTCGCGGTCGCTGATCTCGCTTTCAACGAGACGTTTCTCTCGACGAACAATGCCTCGACGTTTCCGAAGATCGCGTCTCCGGGCGGGCAAGTCAGCGTAATCGCCATGCCTCGGATCGCGGGGCTGCAACTCGGCGCCGCATGGGGCGGAGCGCCGTCGGCGGCGATCGTCAATCATTCTGGCGCATACACGCTCAAGACGTTCGATCCCGGCTCGGGCTCGGTCTTATGGTCTGGCGGTCCAGCGGGGCTTACGGGCTTGAATCGCGCCAGCGGGCTCGCGATCGACTCGTCGGGTTGCCCCATCGTCTTGACCATGCCGGGATCGAGCGGCTTCACGCTGCAAAAGATCAGCGCTGACGGAACACAAATCCTCTGGGCGGCTTCGAACACGACCGACACGTTCGGCGCCGCTTATCTCGGGATCGACCACGCTGACAACTGCTACGTCGTCACGAGCGGGAATCATCACTATACGAACGACGGGCAGACGCTTCCGCTCGCCAACATTTACAAGGTCACGTCGGGCTCGATCGTCGGCACGGTGACTTGTGTCCCGTTCGGCTCGCCGATTCCCGATGGCGGGCAGGGCGACGCGAGCTATGAAGTCGACACGTTTTGCGTCACTTCCTCGGGCGTCGCGGTTTGCGGCGGTTCGCAAAGCGGGCGCTATCCCTATCCGCCGCACGGCTCGACGGGCGCCATGTCGACGGGCTCGTTCGGCGCGACATGGGACACCGGGTTTCAACAATTCTACGACGCGAACGTCGGCGGCGGAACGTCGGGCGCGGGGCTCTCGGCGGCGGACGCGTCGAGCAACGTCTATCAGTCTTATGAGCAATTCGAATCGGTTGGGCCGACGCAATCTTGGCTCGTGAAGATCAATTCCGCTAGCGGCGCGATCTCGTCGATCGCGGGCTATGCGGCGGGCTTTATCTCGGGCGTCGTCGACGTCGATTCGTCAGGCAATGTTTACCAGACCGTCACGAATCAAAACGTCTCGCCGAACACCTACGTTTTTGAGAAGATTTCGAGCGCTGGCGCGGTCGCTTGGTCGCGCTCGCTCGGGACTTCGTCGGGCGGCTTGAGCTTCGGGCTCGCGTTCGATGACGGCTTTGTCTATGTCGACCAGACCAACGGGGCGCAGAAGATCAAAGGAAGCGATGGAACGACGGTCGTGTGGACGTCGACGGCTCTCGCGCTCGCGAGCGACAACGTGACCTATTGGGCGCGGCCGCAATACTGACATGGGCGGGAACCTCTCGACGACGCCGACGACGGGCGCGGTCAACTGGACGAACGTCACGCCGCAGGGCGCGGGCTCGATCATATGCGTCGCGTTCTCGGGCGACGGTTATATCGGGATCGCTTCGGACGGCGCGCGCCTCTATATGTCGACGGGCGGCGGAGCTTGGTCGACGTTGAGCGGGCCCGGGGCGGCCGCGATTGCGATCTCGGACTTGCCCGCAGTCGGCTCGGGTCCGGGAATCAACTTCGCGGGACTCACGCCGACATTTCAAGGCGTCACGGCGGCGAGCGCGGCTTATCCGTATCCGGCGACGCATGGCAGCAAGCCCTTTACCGGCGAGATCAATCAGGCGGCGACGCAATACGGGATCGACCCCGACACGCTGGCCCGCCAGCTCTATCAAGAGAGCCAGTTCTATCCCCGCGCGTACAATAAAACGTCAGGCGCCGAAGGGATCGCGCAATTCCTCCCGTCGACGGCCGCGCAGTACGGCGTGGCGGACCCCTACAATCCGTCGCAAGCTATCCCCGGCGCGGCGCGCTACGACGCGGCGCTCGAAAGTGAGTTCAGCGGCAACATGGGGCTTGCGCTCGCGGCGTATAATTGGGGCCCCGGCAACTTACAAAACTGGCTGAATCGCGGCGGCGTCATCGTCCCGCCGAGTCTGGATTCGAAGAACAATCCGATTCCGCGCACCGGTACTCCGCCGCTTGAGACACAAAACTATGTGCAAGCGATCACGGGCAATCCGCTCTCGGCGTGGCTTGCTCCCGGCTATTCGATCATCCTCGCGACGAGCGGCGGCGACGTTGTGATCTCGGGCAACTCTGGCGGAAGTTGGCAAACGCAATCGCCGCCGGGGGCGATCTCGGCGTCGGGCGTTGCGATCTCGGGGAACGGAAAAAATGCCGCCGCCGTTGGCGGCGGCGGCGGGCTTTGGGTTATGTGAGCGCGGTCAAAGAGGCGCGCACACTCTCACGCGGCGAGTCTGAAAGCACCATAGGCCGGGATCGACCGTAGTATATTTTGCGCCGCGGCCGTTGACGGTCCAAACTTCCTTGTCCCACGTGAGATCGGCGATCGTCGCGCGCGCTCCGCGCGGAACGGCGTTTTTGATCGTGAAGCTCCGTCCGTCGCGCGTCGTCACGATGACGCCGACGCCGCCTTGCGACATGGAAATGTCGAGCGAGCAAGCGGCTTCGCGGCCGTTGATCGCGCAAAGCGCTTCTCGCTTCTCTTCGTTGGCGCAAGCCGGGGCCGGAAAGGCCGCGAGCAGCGCAAGGGCGAGCGCGGTCCTCATAGCGCGGCCCCGTCGCGCTCGGCGATCACGCGGATGCGGGCGCCGCTCTCGACGGCTTCGATCCATGAGCCAGTCTCGACGTCTATGACTTGCCAGCATTTGCGCGTCGGATTGATCCGGATCGGCATGACTGACTGGCCGAAGCGGCGTGTAAGGGCGCGCTCTAGGCGAGCGCGCAACTCGGCGGAGATCGGAAGGGCGGTCATTCGTTTTTGTCCTTTGCGGTTTCGAACGCGTTCGATTGTATCATGGCCTTTCCCTTACGGCAAATGTGCTTTCGATCGAACGATTTCGGCGGCGTCGCTCGCGTGTCGCCAAAATGCCGCATAGAGTGCGAGCGCTCGGCGGGGAGAGCGAGTCCGTTTCCCGCAATTCTCGAAACGCAAAAGGAGTCTTTCAATGGCCGCAGTCCCGATTGTCTTTAACGGCGTCATGGTGCCGAAGGGAAAGGGCGCGGGCGACAAACCGGTCCCCGCGATCTTCGTCGGTTACGCTTCTATTGCTGGCTTGGAAGTCGGCGGCGGGCCGATAATTCCCGACGAGGGGCCGCCCGATCCGCCGATCGACGGCATTCCGCCCGAGCCGCCGACGGGCTCGAATATCGCCGTGGTCATCAAGCCGGCCCCGGTGACGGGCGGTTGGGGACTCGCGCAGCAAGGCGGCGATAGCGGCACGCTGACGTGGTACTTTGTTCCGGGCGTAGCGGGCCCAAAGCGGTGAGCGAAGAAGCGCAAGCGGCGCAGCCGGTGAACAAGGCCGCCGCGCACGCGACGGCGGCGGCTTCGCACCGCGCGGCCGCGGCCGAGCACGACAAGGCGACGACGGCGATCCAGCAAGACAAGCTCGACGCCGCAAAGTCTCACGCTGACGCTGCTAAGGAAGCGTCAGCGGTCGCGGCCAAGGACACCGACGCGGCGCATGACGCGACGCATGACGACGGGTAGCGTTGTAACCGCGTTCGGGCTCGCCGTTCCCTCGAGAGCGGCGGGCTCGATCATTCGAAGGCGCGACGCATGACTTTCGTGAAAGGGAAATCCGGAAATCCCCTAGGGCGCCCGAAGATCGATCGGACGCCAAAGAAACGGACGAGGACGCCGGGGTCCGGAAGGCCGGCGCACGAGCCGAGCAAGCATACTCGCCACACCGTCAAATTCCTTTACGCGGGCGGTCGCACGCAAGCTCAAATCGCCGAGATCATAGACGTTCATGAAGCGACCTTGCGCAAGTACTACGTCGCCGAGCTCGAAATCGGCAAGGCGGAGATCGACGCCGCGATGACGCAAGGGCTCGTCCTGCGCGGGATCGGCGGGCCGGATCAGGATTGGACGAAGATCGACACGGCGGCGAATCTCTTTTGGCATAAGACGCGCATGGGCTTCCGCGAGCGCGACGAGCGCCACCACACCGGCATCGTCGGCACGTTCGACCTTGTCCAGCTGCGCGAGCAGTTAAAGGGCAAGTCGGAGAACGAGCTTGCGGAATTGGAACGACTCCTCACGTCCGGCAACGATCCGCGAGACGATTCTTAGTGAGGTTCGGGCGCAGCGCGCCGAGCGCGTTCGCCAGAAGCACGCCGAAGAGGCGCGCGCGCACGCTGAGAAGATCAGGCGCAAGTGCGTCACGCTCTCCGGGTTCATCGCCGAGGCGTGGCCGATCCTTGAGCCCGAGGCGCGCTATATCCCCTCGTGGCACGTCGACGCGATTGCCGAGCACCTCACCGCGGTCAGCCGCGGCGAGATCACGCGCTTGCTCATGAATTTCCCGCCGGGATCGATGAAGAGCTTAACGACGTCGGTTTGCTGGCAAGCGTTCGAATGGGGCCCGCTCGGGCGGCGATCGATGCGGTACATCTGCACCGCGTTCAACGAATTGCCGGTCAAGCGCGATAGCCGCAAGACGCGCGACTTGATTCAGTCCGAATGGTACCAAGCTCTTTGGCCAGAGGTTCGGTTGATCCGCTCGGGCGAGTTATCGTTCGCGAACGCGGACACGGGCTCTCGTGAGGCGGTCCCGTTCGTCTCGCTGACCTCGCAGCGCGGCGATCGGCTGATTCTCGACGATCCTCATTCGACGAAGACGGCCGAGAGCGATTTGCAGCGGGAAGAGACGACGCGGCTCTTTCGCGAGGGCGCGATTAACCGGTTGAACGATCAACGGCGCTCGGCGATCGTTATCATGATGCAACGAATGCACGCCAAGGACATTTCCGGCGTGATCGAAGACTTGAAAATGGACTTCGTCAAGCTCGTGCTCCCGATGCGTTTCGAGGCCGGGCGGCGCTGCTATACGGTGATCGGTTTCAAGGATCCGCGCGAGCGCGACGGCGAGCTTCTATGCCCCGCGCGCTTCGACGAAGAGACGTGCGTCAAGCTCGAAAAGGACGCCGGGGCTTACGCTTGGGCGGGGCAGTATCAGCAACGGCCCGCGCCGCGCGAAGGCGGCATGATAAAGCGCCGGTGGTTCGAGGTCGTTCCGGCGGCGCCGATGCACGCGAAGCGCGTGCGCAAATGGGACCTCGCCGGAACGCGCAAGCTCGGCAAGAGCGATCCCGATTGGACCGTGGGCGCGCTTCTGGCGCGTGACGCGCAAGGGATCGTCTACGTCGAGCACCTTGAACGCTTTCGGGAAAGTCCGAACGTCGTCGAGCAGACGGTTATGAACGTCGCGGCGCAAGATCGGGCGCGCTATGGGCGCTCGCTCGTGATCGGGCTGCCGGAAGACGCGGGGCAGGCGGGCAAGGCTCAAGCGCAATATCTGGCGGCGCGGCTCGCGGGCTATGTCGTGCGGGTGATTCGCGAGGATCGCTCGACGGGCGGCAAGGCGGTCCGCGCGACGCCGTTCGCGAGCCAAGCCGAGGCGGGGAACGTGCGTGTCGTCTCGGGCCAGTGGAACGAGGCGTTTTTCTCCGAGGTCGACGTGTTCCCGGCGGGCGCTCACGACGATCAGGTCGACGCGGTCGCCGGGGCGTTTAATCTGCTCGTCGAGCGATCGAGCGCCGACGAGTGGATCGATCACTATGGCGCTCTCGCCGCGATGGCGCAGGGCTCGGGCGCCCTCGAGGACGACGAGCGCTTCGCTTTGCCGTGGGCGCAGACGCCGCGGCCTAGCTCGCCCAAGGGCAACGAATTGACGGAGCTATATCAGCGGGCGCGCGACGCGGTCATGGCGCCTCCGAAGGCGTGCGCCGTTTGTGGGCGGCCTCTCGGCGGGACGGAGATCAGCGATGGCGTCAGCGTATGGCACCCCGATTGTTACGGCTTCGGGCTCAAAGTGATGAAGGTCTCATGATGGAAACGAACGGCAAGGCGATCGACGGCGAGTTGATCGAGCCGCAGGCGCCGGAAGGTCCGATTCAGCGCAAAAGCTCAATGACGGCGACGACGGCGCAAGTCGGCTTAAACGAGCGTTGCGATCAAGCCGCGATCGCGTTCAATCCCGGCAAGCCCGACGAGTTTGTCGTCGCCATGTCGCTCGACGCGGCGTTCGCGATCGGCCAGAACCTTTGCGCGGCGGTCATGCACGCAAGGCAACGGGCGCAACCGCGGCCGATCATTCTCGACGCGCTCGGAATGCCGATCCGGAGGAATTGATGGACCTCACCCCTTGGCTGGCGAAAACCAACTTCTCGATCTCGGTCACGACGAGCGCGCTTGCGGTCGCGTTTCCGATCACGGGCGCGGCGGTCGCGCTGATCGCCAACACGGGCACGACCGAAGCGTTCATTCGGCTCGGGCAGCAAACGGCGGGGCTCGGTTGCGTCGCGGGCGATCCTGATCTCTCGATCCCGGCGGGCGCGTCGCGTCAAGTCGACGTGCGCTTCGCCAACGCGATAGCCGCGATAGCTACCTCGGCGACGACGCTGCGCGTATCGCTCGGTTCCGGAAACGCGATCTAAATCCATGTCCGATTGGCACAAGAGCGGCCCGCCGGGGTTGCAGCGGGCGCCGTCTGTCCCGCAAGGCGCGATCGTATCGAAGCCCTACGATCCGCTGACGCCGCGGGCTAGGCAGGGCGGAGCTTATCAGCCGTCGCCGGCGGCTCGGCCGCGCGACGCGATTACGCCACCCCCGCACGATCGCGTCGGGCCGGAGATCAACGGCGAGAGCGAGTCGCGCGCGTCGCCGGCGCCCGAACAAATCGCGCTCGATCCGCGCAATTGGTGGTCGCCGCAGCAACCGGTTACCCCGTTCGGGCCGTGGCTCGGTCCGGTCGAATGGGATTATCCGGTCGGAATCAATTTGGATTTCAGTCCGGCGCGCGTCTCGTTCTTCGCGCAGTTGCGAGCGATGGCGCAGTCATGGGGAATCCTCGCGACGGTCATCCAGACTCGGATCGATCAAATCATGCGGATTCCGTGGTCTATCCAGCTGCGCGAAAAGCCCAAGGCGACGAACAAGCGCACCGAGGAAATACGCGACTTCTTTCGCCGCCCTGACCAAAAGAACGGTTGGGAGATTTGGGCGCGCATGATGCTTTATGACATGCTCGTGATCGACGCGCCCGCGCTCTACATTTGGCGCGCGCTCTCGGGCAAGCCGCTCGCGATCGAAGTGCTCGACGGCGCGACAATCAAGCCCTTGATCGACGACTCGGGGCGACGGCCCGACTATCCGAACCCCGCTTTTCAGCAAGTGCGCAAAGGACTCCCGCTCATCAATTTCGACGAGACGGAGTTGCTTTACACGCCGATGCGTCCGCGGCCGCAAATGCCGATCTACGGCTATCCGCCCACGGAACAAATTCTGATCGAGATCAGCGCGGGCGTACGCAAGGCGCTCTATGTCGCGGGCTTCTGGAGCGAGGGCACCATGCCCGAGCTAATCATGACCGTTCCCGACACATGGACGCCAGAGCAGACCGCGACTTTTCAGGCGCACTTCGACGCGCTCATGGCCGGGAATTATCTTCTCAAGTCGCGTGTGCGGTTTTTCCCCGGCGGCATGAAGCCGTTCGACATTCGCAACGCCAACGGCGACGCGCTCAAGGCCGAATGGGATGAATGGCTCGCGAGGATCGTGTGCTTTGCCTACTCGACGAGCCCGCAGCCGTTCATACGCAGCATGAATCGGGCGACGGCGGAGAGCGCGAGCCAGCAAGCGGAGGAAGAAGGACTCTATCCGCTTATGAATTGGCTCAAGACGCAAATCATGGATCGCCTGATCCAAGATCCGCAAATCGGCTTCGGGTATGACGACGCGGAATTCGGCTGGCTTCCGAACCCGGAAGTCGATCAACTCAAGCGGGCGCAGATTCATCAAATCTACCTCAACGCTGGCGTCGTCACGCGCAACGAAGTACGCGAAGAGTTGGGCAACGAGCCGATGGCTGACGGCGACGAGTTGACCGTCGCTAACGGCAATAACGTCGCGACGCTCGACATGATCGTTTCTGGCGCGGCTATGCAACCGCCGAACGGCGGCGCGGGCGGCGGTCAGACTATGCCGGATCGATCGCAAGGCGCGCGCAAGCCGCAAAACGACCTTCCTGCAGCAAAGCCGGGGGTAGGCAAAGCGCGCCGCGAACCCTTTCGGCTCGGGCGCGAGGCGGATCGAGGGGCCAGAGCATCCGAGGGCTTCGACGCACCGAGCCATCACCGCCATTCGAGTTACGTTCGCGACGGGCTTGAGGAAGCAAAAGGCGCGCGTCCTCGCAAAACTGCGAAAGGCTACGGCGCCGGAGCTTGCTAAGGCGGGCGATGACGACGAGCCCGACATAAGCGACGAGACGGTCGATCAGTGGCTTGGCAACGTCGTGCCGGAAGACGAGCAAGGCCATATCGCCGACACGATGGCGGACGTCTACGCCGAGAGCGGACGAAGCATGTTCGCGCAAGTCGGCAACACCGACCGGGAAGACTTTTTTCATAAAATCCACGAGCGCGCGGTTACATGGTCCGAGGACAATGTCGGCGAGTTGATCTCGGGGATCGACGAGACGACGCGCGACGCGATCCGGACCGAGATCACCGACGGGCTCGCGGCGGGCAAGACGCGCGACGAGATCGCGGCGGGCCTTGAAGAAAATTGGGCGTTCGACGAAAAGCGCGCGCTTCTGATCGCCAACACCGAGATCGCCGACGCCAACTCGCAAGGCGGGCTCGCGGGCGCGAAGGCCGCGCGCGACGATCTCGGGATCGAGTCTTATAAGGAATGGCTGCTCGGCCCGAACCCTTGCGAGATATGCGAGGGCAACAATGACGACGGTCCGATCCCGCTCGACGACGACTTCTCTAGCGGCGACGATGCTCCGACGGCGCACCCCTATTGCGAATGCGCGCTGACCTACGTCGCGGCGCCCGCCGGGGACGAGGACGAGGGCGAGTAAACATGCCGAAGCCGCGTCGTGGCGAGAAGAAAGACGACTAATATCGGCCGTTGCGTGAGCGCGGTCATGAACGAGGGCAAGACGCAAGATCAGGCGCTCGGGCAATGCTTCGGCATGTGGGCGCAGCATGTGAAGGATTCGAAGGAGTCAGCGATGACGAGCGACGATCTCCGCCTCTTCATTCCAATAACCAAGGTTAAAGTCGATCAGCGGCTCGTCTACGGGACCGCGACGGCCGAGCTCCCCGATCGCGACGGCGAAATATGCGACTACGCGACGACGAAGCCGCTTTATGAAAAATGGTCGAGCGACATTGAAAAGGCGTCGGATGGAAAGTCGCTCGGCAACGTGCGCGAAATGCACGGCAACTCCGCGGCCGGCAAGCTCACCTCGATCGCCTTCGACGATCCGGGCAAGCGGATCGAAGTGTGCGCGAAAGTCGTCGACGACGCGGCATGGACCAAGGTCCTCGAAGGCGTTTACACGGGATTCAGTCAGGGCGGGCGGTACGTCAAGCGCTGGCGCGACGAGGGCGCGGGACTCATGCGCTACACGGCTGAGCCGGTCGAGATCAGCCTCGTCGACCTCCCTTGCCTCCCCGATGCGACGTTCGACATCATCAAGGCGGACGGCGTCGTCGAGCGGCGGCATTTCAAGACGATCGAGGAGTCGAGGATCGTGATCGAGCCGTCGACGCTGCGCAAAGTGCTCGCGGCGCTCGGCTTCGTGAAGCGGGATCCGCGCAACGGGCCGGTGATCGAGGCGCCGGTCGTGCCTGCTGACGAGCTTGTCGAAGAGATCGACAAAGGCGGCGACGAGCCCTACGGCGACGTGACCTATGCCGACCCCGGCTATCAGTCGGACGGGAAAAAGCGCTATCCGGTCGACACCGAAGACCACATTCGGGCCGCTTGGTCCTACATCAACAAGCCGAAGAACGCGGGGCAATACACGAGCGACCAGTTGCGCCGCGTGAAGGCGAAGATCGTCAGCGCTTGGAAAGACAAGATCGACGCGGAGGGCCCGCCGTCAGCGTCCGAGAAAGTGCGGACGTGGCGCGAGGCCGCCGACGAGGCCCTCGAGGCGGCTAACAAGGCGCTCGGCGATCGGGCGGCGGCGATCGAGAAGGGCATGAGCTACGGCGTCGGCGCGCTCGCGGCGGCGTTCGACATGATCCGTCAGGCGCAACGGTCGTGCATCGTCGAGGGGCGCATGGAAGGCGACGACGAGGGCGACGCGGCTTGTGCGGCGAAGCTCGGGGCGATCGCGGCGCAGCTAGCCGATTGCATCGCCGAACTGGCGCACCACGAAGGGAACGAAAGTCACGATCTAAGCGATGCCGACGACGTTTGGATCAAGATCGCGAAACTCGTCGCGCAAACTGGAGGTCCGATCATGGACGATAAAGAGAAGATCGAGAAGCGCATGAGCGCGTCGCAAAAACAAGCGTGCGAAAAGGCTACGCTCCACTTCGGCAAGGCTGCCGATTTCTATAAGTCGGCGCACGGGCACATGAACAAGGCGGCGGCGCACGCGGTCGAGAATCTGAAAGAGGCCGCGGCGGGCTCGGGCGCCTTCACGATGAAAAAGGGCGATCACGCCGCGATGCTCGATCATCTTCACAAGGCTCGCGACGCCATGTCTAACGGGTCCGACCACATGGAAATCGGCTCGCACGCGCTCGGCAAGGCGTCGGGCGCCGGGAACGTAGAAGAGGAATGGGGCGGCGACGCTCCTAGCCATGTCACCGCTCCCACGGCCGGCGACGAATATGATTCGACGCGGCCGGTCTTTGGGCGCGGCGCGGGCTATTCCGAAGCCGTCGTCGAGCGGTTGCTCAAGGCGGAGCAAGAGAAATCGGCGGCGCTGGCGGAAGCGGCGGCGGCGAAGGCTCGGGCCGAAGTCTATGCCTCTCTCCCCGGCGGTCCTCGCAAGGCGGCGATCTTCTCGGTCGACAAGAGCTTCGGGGCAAGCCAAGGCCAAGACGCGGGCGCCGACAAGCTCGCGCTCTTGATGAAAGGCGTTCACGTCGACGGCGACGATCCCGATTCGATCTCGGCCGGCGCGACGCAGATGCTCGCGAATATGTACGCCAACGCGGGCAAGTTCGCCAAGGACGTGCTCGACCCATCTTTCCACGGCAAGGCCGGGGCGAAGTCGGTCAACTAATACCAAGCGCGATAGGCGCAAGCGAAAGGCGGGTCGAGCCCGTCGAGTAGGGCCAGCGGCGGGGCCGTATGCCGCCGCACACCGTTGCTCGGGGGAGCACTTAAAAGCCGACGGCGCTCGTCGCATGACGCGCGCCGTTTTTCTTTCGTCAAATCGCTCTCACAAAGGAGTCCCCTATGGGCGATCTCATCCGCGAATCCCAACTCGCGCAAGCCTTGTTGGGGAATCAAGACTTCATTTCGGAGCTATCGCGCTCGCTCGGCGGCTTGTCGAAGGCGGACACGATCTCTCAAGCGACGGGCTTGCTTTGGTACGACCTGCGGCCGGTCGTGCAACTGCTCTATCCGTTCCGCGAGTTGATCCCGCTGATCTCGCGCTTGCCGCGCGTGCCCTATGACGGCGGTTCAATGTTTCATTGGATGCGCGTCATCGGGATCGACGCCGTCGGGAATCAGATGGGCGTCTCGGAAGGCAACCGCGGCTCTCGAATCAGCGTGACGCGTCAGGATCAAAGCGCGACCTACAAGACGATGGGACGTGAATCGAGCGTCACCTTCCAAGCACGTTGGGGATCGAAAAACCTCGAGCCCGAGGCGCTGGCGCTGGCGACGCAATCGACGTTGCGCTCGGTCATGATCGGCGAAGAGATCGCGCTCTTGAACGGCAACGCCTCGCTCGCGCTCGGCGTCACGCCGACGCCCACGGGCGGCGCGGTCGCGTCGTCGTCGGGCTCGTCGTTCACTACCGGCAACGTCTATGTGATCGCGGTCGCCCTGACCGGCATGGGCTTCCAAGGGTATACGACTTGGAACAACACCTCGTTGACCGGAGGAATCCCGGGCCAGATCATCAAAACGAACGCCGACGGAAGTCAGGACACGTTCGGCGGCGGATCGGGCCAGCCGAGCGCCGAAGCGACGTTCCCGGTGACGGCGGGGCAGACCGTCAAGGCGACGGTCACTCCGGTTCCCGGCGCGGTCGCTTACGGTTGGTTTGTCGGTCAGACTTCGGGCGCCGAGCGTCTCGCGGCGATCACGCAAAGCAATCAAGCGATCTTCACCAAGTCGGCGAGCGGAACGGCGCAGCCCGCGACGAGCTTGCAAGTGACGGGCGCTTACGCCGACAACTCGACGAATGCGTTGCTTCCGGACGGGCTGATTACGCAAGTCTTCGGCTCTTCGTTCGGGGCGGCGGCGTCGCCGATCATGACGACGAATCCATCGCTTCCGTCAGGCGTGACGCTCGCGGCTTCGGGCGCGCTCGTCTACACGGCCGCGTCCGGGAACACGGGCCTGACGATCGCGGGAACGAATATCAACGAATTCGACGTTTTGCTCCAAGCGGCCTACGACCAATACAAGGTTGGCTTCTCGCGCATTCTCATGTCGAGCGTTGATATTGAGTCGTTCACCGGCACGATGTTTGCGCAGTCGGCAAACAACTCGTTCCGCATCTTGTTCGACGCGGAGCGCACGACGGGGCGGATCGTCGCGGGGCACCGGATCACGAGCTATATAAATAAGTTTTTCGGCAACACCCTCGACATTGACATTCATCCGTTTGTGCCGCCCGGAACGATCATCTTTTGGTCTGATCGGGTTCCTTACGAGCTTTCGGGCGTCACGAACCTATTCGAAGCGCATGTCCGTCAAGACTACTATCAAGTCCAGTGGCCTTTCAGGACCATGCGCTATGAATATGGCGTCTATGTCGACGAAGTTTTCGCGAATTATTTCCTTCCCGCGTTCGCGATCATTAACAACCTCAATCCGCCGGCGGGCACGACGTCATATTGACGGCGTAAGGGCTAGGCGCACGGCGTTTCCTCCCCGCGCCGTTCGCTTGGCGCGCGCTCGCTCGTGATCCCCCCGAGGCGACGGGCGCGCGTCGTTTTTCTCTTTAAGCAAAGAGGGCACTACGATGAAAGTGAAGATCCCCGAATATGCGTCCTTCGCGGTCGAAGGGCAGCAATTCAAGCCGGACGACGACGGCGTCTATGACATTCCCGACGCGCTCGTGCCGAAGATCACGGCTTCGGGCGTCAAGTTCTCGGCCGCCGAGGACAAGAGCGCGAAGAAAGACGAGCCCGCGCACGACGACAAGCACGGTCCGGCGGCGCCAGCTCCGCATGGGAACGACAAGTCGCACTCGGGCGGCGCGCACCGCTAATGTCGTCGTCGCAAGACTTTTGCACGCTCGCGCAACTGAAAGCATGGCTCGGGATCGCTTCGACGAACACGACGAACGATCCCGCGCTTTCGATGCTCATATCGGCGTCGAGCCGTCTGATCCTGTCCTATCTGGCGCGGCCGGGAATTCTCCCGGCGACTTATGCCGAGCGCTATGACGGGCAGGGCAATCAACGCATTCTCTTGCGCAACTGGCCCGTGCTCGCGATCGCGTCGCTTTACGTGTGGGATCGGCTCATGCCGCCCTCGCCGCCCCCTCCTAGCTCGGGCGTGCCGAGCGGCTATCTGCTCTCGCCGTGGAACGGCGCGCCGCCCGGATCGATGCAATGGGTTGATCTCTTCGATTCGCTCTCGATCTTCGGCAACTATTACGATCGCGGCGCGCAAGACGTGTGCGTCACCTACTCGGCCGGCTACGCGGTCATGACCGAGGCGGCGACGGTTCCGCTCGCCCCCGGCCCCTATCAAGTCGAAGCGCTCGGGCCGTATGGGGCTTGGGGCAGCGACCTCGGCGTTACCTACGCCGCTAGCGGCCAAACGCTGACGTCGACGACGAATGCACCCAACCAAGGGCAATATAGCGTCACCGCCGGCCTCTACCTGTTCAACGCGGCGGACGCGGGCGCGGCGGTCCTCTTGAGCTACGGTTATGTTCCGTTCGATCTCGCCCAAGCCGCGATGGAGATCGCGGCGGAGCGATGGACCTATCGCGGCCGCATCGGGATCCGCTCGCAATCGCTCGCCGGTCAGGAAACGATCTCTTATGGCTGGCCGGGAGGAACGATCGGCGGCGCGGACTCGGGTCCGGCGGGCTCGATCCCCGCTTATCTGCAAACGATGATCCAGCCCTATCGGGCTGTGGTCGTGCCGTTGCCAGCATGAGCGTGGCGATCGAGGCGCCCGCGGCTCTTCGGCGGGCTTCGCATGGCTGATTTCAATCTCTCGATCACGGTCGAAGACACGGCGGTGATCGCGCGCTTCGACCACATGGACGACAATGTCCACGACGAGCTTTTGAAGGCGTGCCGCGAGCTATCGCGTGACGTCGCGAATCTCGTGCGGCGCAAGTTGTCGGGCGAGGTCCTCAACGTCGTCACCGGCAACCTACGACGCTCGATCTTCGAAGACGTGCAGGACTTGGGGCAAGCGGTTTTCGGGCGCGTCTATGGCGCGGCCGACGTGCCCTACGGCGGGATTCACGAATTCGGCGGGATGACGGGGCCGCACGAGATCATCGCGCGCAACGCAAAGACGCTGCGCTTCATCATGGGCGGCGTCGAAGTCTTCCGTCAGCGCGTGAGCCATCCCGGCGCGAAAATGCCCGAGCGCTCGTTCATGCGGTCGAGCTTCGTCGACATGCAAACCGAGATCGAGGACCGCTTGCGGCAAGCGGTCGAAACGGCGGTTCAACGATCATGAACGCACTTCCGCGGGGCACGGTCCCCGTCATGCGCGAGCCCGTGTGTCAAACGATCTTTGAGATCATCGCGGGTTGCTACGCGTGGAATAATACGCCGACGCGTCGGCTGAAAATGTGGGACACCGTGCCGGTCGAAGAGCGGCCAGCTTATTTTCAGTTTGAACGCGGCGCCGAGGCTTGGGATTGGCGATCGAACCTCGTCAATCCGAAGCGGACTTTCGAGCTATGGGAGTTTTTCTATATCGCGTCGAGCGACGAAGCTCCCGGCTGCTCGCAGCAAAATGCGATTGTTGACGCGGTCGATTGGGCCATGCGGCCGCTCGTCGGGGATCCGTTGGCTCGTCAGACGCTCGGCGGACTCGCGTTTCAAGCGCGGATCAAATCCGTTCCGATCCGGGAACCCGGGGACCTCAACGGCACCGGAATCCTCGTCATCCAGATCGAGGTCGTTTTACCATAGGAGCATGAAGCATGAGCACTCCGCTCGCCGTCTTTGGGCCCGGAATCGTGATCGTCACGCGCACGGACCTCGCTAACGCCCCCGCCGTTAATATCGGCTACGCGCAAGAGCTAACGCTCGACATGGCGGGCACTACCAAAAACCTCTTCGGCCAGAACCAATATCCGTTGGTCAGCGCCCGCGGAACGGTCAAGGTCACGGGCAAGGTGAAGGCCGCCGTCGTCAGCGGGATCGCCTTCAACAATACGTTTTTCGGTAATTCCTTCGTCACCGGCAACGATGCTTATTATTTCAACGAGCAGCACACGCCAGCGACGACGACGGCGACGGTCACGCACGCGACGGGCGGGATCGTCGATCTCGGGCTCACGTACGTATCGAACGGCTTGCCGTTGCAACGCGTCGCGGCGGGCTCGGAGACGGTCGGGCACTACTCGGTCAATACGACGA